TCCGGCGGTTCAGGACGGCGAGGTGAACGGCGTCATCATCGCAGTTCAGCACAACCGGCATCTTATCCGGGTAGCGGAGAATATTGTCTAAACAGTCGTTTTCCCATTCAGCGCGTTTGATATCCGGTCCAACGTCGTTATCGAAGCCCGTAATACCCATCTGGCGTTGGTACTCGGCGCGGTTCTCGGGGATCGTCATGTCGATCGCGCCCATCTGGGCCGCTTCTTGGAGGCGCATTTGCTTCATGGCCTCAAGCTTCGGGACGTTTGATCCCGCCTCAACGATCACGTTGCAGTTATCGAGGAGGTCGGTGCCAAGGAACGCGTTAATATCGCTCTCGGACAGCTCCTTGTTGTGCTTCTTAAGAAGCTTTATGTAATCTTCTCGGGGCTCTTTGTAGTGCTGGGCGATGAGCTTGAGCTGCTTCTTCTGAGAATTCTCAATAAAACGCTTACGACGATCCAGCGCCGGGTAGAGCTTGCCTGTGCCGGTTTCGTAGAGAAGTTCAAGGGCGGAGGCTGCCCCAACACCTGCCGGACGATCCCCCTTAAGGATGTCCATGGCTCCCGTAATGGTCTTAAGGTCTTCGACGCATTGCTCGCGCTCTTTCAGCACGGTGGGATCAACGCCCTGGGTCTGGAGGTTAACCGGTGGGCCGACATCGGCACGGTAGAAATGAACTTGCCCCGGGCGTCCCGTCATTTGGCCCGGCTCAATACCGTTGCCGATCGGATTCGCCTTCTGCGGGATTGCAGTCGTCTTACGCGCCAGGATCACCGTCGCGTCGATAGAGTTAATGCGCTTTTGCAGCTCGCAAGCAGCGTCAAGCGGGCTTTTACCCCAGAAGCGACCAGGGACGAGTTCCCAGCGCCACTCGGAGTACGGGTGCCAGTCCCCTTCGTCAGGACCTACGCAGGGCGACTCCCCAGCATACAGAGTAACGCCATTAGCGACAACCACCATACGGCCGTTAGGATTGAGCTGAGAAGGTCTTTCATAGTATTCTTTAACAATAGCGCAGTTCGTGAGCTGCTGGGTACCGGTATCCGAGTTCCCAACGCCCTCAAGGACCCCAGCATTCTTTACACCCGAGGAGTTCTTGAGCTGGTAGAACCTACGCATCGAGCCTGAGAGTTGCGTCTCCTCTTTGACTTCATCCACGCGGCCCGTGTATCCCGGATTAGTCGCCGGGTCCTTACCGTAAGTCTCACGAATCCAATCAAGAGGCTGGATTGCGTACTCCATGATCCAACGCGCGGTATGGAGACCCGTAGCGAGCGGGTCAAGCGCCATACAGTAGGGTTCGATGACGCGTGTCGCAACGTCACCAAGCGGAATCGTATCTTGAATACCGCCCATGTCAGGGGTTTGGGCGAGAACTTGTGAAGCGTCAAGTGGGGCTCCGGTAGCGGGGTCAACTTGCGGCAGCTCAGGCTGCGCGGGGATCGTACCGCCAGCGGACGGGTCCCAGTAGTCTTTCTTAAACACCGTGCCGTAGTTGAGCGCAACGGAGTCAGCGTACTCATAGTTTTCTTGGTCCTTAAGCCGCTCGTAATTGGCTTCCAGGCAAAGGCTTGCGACTTTGGCGGCGGACTTGTCCTCAGACTTGTGCGTGTTAGGCTTAACCGTGGTGCGGGGCTTCGTCTTCGAGATGTAGCCCTTCAGCGTCTGGTAGGCATCGAAGAGATAGTTCGTGACCGGGCGGGGGATGTACTCGTTGGCCTTAGAGACCTGAAGCGAGTTCCACTGGTAAGCACCGCCCGAGCCGTTTGACCAGACAAGCCACTGATCGCCATCCAGCATGCGGGCCACCCTCTCCCAATTGTAGGAGAGGCGCGTCTTCTGGGTGCCGTCTTGCTTGTAAAATAGCTCAAGCGCCCGAGCAAGCTCATCGGGCTGGTCGTTCGGGATACGAGTAATGTCGATATCGTTGCCCGATGAATTAGTTTTGGTCGTATCGGACATCAGTAAGTCGCTCCGAGGAGTGCCTCACGCTCAGCAATAGCAGCCTCTTCTTCGGCGCTCAGTCTTGCGAACGGGGAATTTAAATAACTGGACTTCTCATCAATGATAAGCTGATCGGTAGACGCGCTAATCACCGCGTCGGCCTCGAGCTGCTCAGGGAGAACCTCCCGAGCACCGGCGGGCACCTTGGGCCGCACAAAGTCGCGCAGGAAGGCGATCTCGGACTCAAGGCCTGTGATTCGTTTTTCCTTCTCTGCGCAAACTTTGCATTTGAACATTATTCCTCGGTAGCCGAGTAGGTTTCCCGCTTCTTCTTAGTGGGTGCCTTAACAGGCTCCGGCTGAAGAGCGGCGGGAAGGGGCTCAGGAGCTTCCATCGGGCGGTTGGTCCGCTTGATGCGCTCGTTCATAATACGGATACGCTCGGACTTTTTAGGGTCGGCGAGGTTCTCCTTCTGGCGAGCCTTAATCCACTCCTCGGTTTCGTTGACGGGCGCGGGCTCTTTCTTAGGAGCCTCAGCGTCCGGCTTTTTAAAGCCGGTGACGTTAAGGTAGGTATCGACTACCTTCTTAAGCGCGCTCATTAGATCCCGAGGACCATCATCTGACCGTAAACGGTTGCAGCCGGGTCAGTGAAAGCGATCGTGACGACGTTGCCCGACATAGTAGGGGCTGCGGTCTGGGTAACACCCGTCACGCACACCCACCGGGCTTCAGCGAGAGCGTCGGCGGTTGCGGTGCCGCCCGTTGCGCCGGAAGCGGCCGAGAAGTCGATAAGTTGAAGCTTGAGTGGTCCAATAGACCACGAACGCGGTTCTGCGGTAGGGGAAGCTGCGGTAATTGCCATTTTAATATCCTTTGCTTGGTGTGATTTATACCCGCCCCACACTTGCAGGCGGTTCGGGCGGGGCCTAATACGAGATCAGGACACCCGCCCTAGTTGTGGTTGTGCGTCATAAGGTGCACCTGCCTATACCCCATACTGTTAAGTTGTCCCAACAAGTAGGCTAACTCAGTAATCTGAAAAAGGATCTCGCTCTTTTGGCTTACGGATGTTTTCGAAGTCCTTTTTAATTGAGGACTCGAGAGACGGGAAGGTAGCCTTGTCGTTCCGGGCGATTTTAGCGGGGTCTGGGCGCGACATCACGAGGTAACGGAGGGCGTCCATCGCGTGGTCGTTGTACTTACGCGGCTCTTCCTTCTGGTTCTTCTGCCCCTCCTGGTTCGCGCTAAGCTCGGCCCAGCGATATTCGCCGATTTCCTCGAGCAGGTTCGTACAGGTGTCAAAAATCGTAAGGCGGGGCTTGCCGGTCTTAGGGTTGACACGGAAAAACGTCTTTACGCGGTCAATTCCGTTCGCCACGTCGTTATTTGCGGTAATCAGGGGAATTCGACGGTCCAGGTGGTCCAAATACGTGCTAAAGTCGCTGTAGGCTAGGCCGCCCGACTGATTTCTCTTGGCCTTAGTGGACGGATCGATGTACATCCCGGAAATCTTGTGGTTTTTAGTGCGGGGGTTAATACCTTTCTTGCAGATATCCTCAATCAGGGTCTCGTGGACGTAGTTTTCGTCATAGATAACGATTCCGCCGTCCTCGTCCACCGCACCAAAGACCGTAGCAGCAGCATTCGTGAAGCCGTGGTCATGTCCGATAATGCGCGTCCAGCCTTCGGGGATGTCAAAGGGCCTAACAACGTGCACGGAGCGGTCAAATTCGTTATAAATCATGCCCTCGAACGAGTCGAAGGAGCCCATGATGTCGCGCTGTACGCGCTCTTTGGAATAGGTCGAGAGCATCCCCTCAACGTAACCCTCGGGAAGGTGGACGTTTTCGGTGGAGGGGGCCACAATCATGCGGTACATGTGGCGCTTATCCTCGCGCACGGCGAGTTTCGACACGAAATAGCGGTAAACGTGATCCCGGCCCTTGGGGTTACCGACGAGTAACCCCTTTCTGAGTCCCTTGGTGTTACGCAAGCGGCCCTGGAGCTTGAGAAACGCCTCTTCCGTGGTCTGAGAGGCTTCGTCGATTGCGAATCCAGACAGGTTCATAGAGTCGATCTTGCCCGGCTCGTCCAGACCGATGAAATAGACGACCGCCTTTCCCTTAGTGGACTTGAGATGCACTTCGGCGTCGGCGACCCGCACCTCAAGAATTAGCTCCTTTGGGCACATATCGAGGAACGTCTTCATCGTGGTACGGCGAAGTTCCGGCATGAAATGGCGATGGATACTGTATTCCCCACCATAAAGCACGGCTTGTGTAATAATGGCCGTACAGAGCACCACGGACTTACCCGACCCGAAGCCTCCGTAGTAGGCTACGTATTGGGGACCCTTAGGGTCTAGCACACTACGCAAAAATTCGGCCTGCTTCGGGAGCGGGGAATGGGTGCCGTCAGTGGCTGCGGGGAAGAGCTTATTGAGGTCCAGATTCATCGGGGTGCCTAATGTCGTATAGCAGCGTGTTTAACAATGTCTTAGCAATCCCACGCTGCTCTTCGGGCGGGAAAAGCACTATGCATGCGTCGAAAGCCTGCCAGAGACGCGGGTATCCAAGGAGTTTCCAGGCGGTCATCAGAACCACCGTTTTTTAAGTAGCTTATCAGGCGTATCCGTCTTCCGAGACTCCTTAGCGTACTCCGCTCGTTCCTTGGCCTTACGCATAGCCTTACCGAGTGCGATGTCCTTCCGCTTCATCTTCTGACGCCACAGCAAGATTTGTTGGTCTACATCCCGGTAGCCCTTACCCCGCATCTTCCGTAATACTTTCTTAGGCTCAGCCATATTCTCCCTAGGGCAGCGGGGACCGAAGCCCCCGCCACTTGCACATGTCGCTGTGCCACACGCCCGGAAGAGACCGGGAAGAGGACAGTACCTCATTGTTACTATTAGTCTTAGCTTCTCTCTGCCCCTTGGAGCCTGCCCGCAGCGTCAGCCGGTGCAGGCGAAGCTAAGTATCTCTGGTTCACTCGTCAGCTATCGCTTCCTCGTTCACTAAACATAATAATACTGTTATTTTGTCCCAACAGTGCGATCAACGTCGTATAAGCATTAATGAAATAGTTAAATAAACTATTCTTAACAAAGTACCTACGGAATAGGTCATATCACCTAATAAGTAGGTCAGGAGGAGGGAGCAAGGGCGACCGACGATAAAACGCGCGTTCCATAGGAACGGATCGTTTAGAAACCGAAGGTTTCAAACGTACCCTTCGCAGCTTAGTACACAAACTGCCCGCA